CATTCAGACCAGAAAAGTCAAAGCTTTTGAACATATTTTGAAGATATTCAGTATCCGAAGAAAAATCTCCACTGTAATTGAATATCTCTCCATTAAAAAGAAGCCATCTGTTTTCACCTATTTGTAAAGGTTGAGACCAAGTATCTCCATCTAATGTTTGAATGGGAAGACGATGATGGATCAAAGAAATTCCTCCCTCCTCTATATGATCATATTCTGTCCCTCGATGGGAGATTGAAAGTACTCTTTCTTCTGATGGGTTTTTTGCTACTAAAATTCCGCACATATCAAATATTCTTTAGAGTTAAAATAAAGCGTTTTAAGGACTCATCGTCAAAGTGATTAGGGTAAACAATGACTTTGTGTCCTAAGTCCTGTAGAAGCGAAGAAAACTGAGTAAACAGATGTCTTTCTTCTCCTATTCTAACATCGTCTCCATCCCAGATATCTTTTTCTCTGGATTCGTTCCAAGTACCTTCGATTCTCAGAAAGACAACATTATCTAGAAGTCCCATTTCACTAAATTTGATCAGATCGGCTATAGCTTGTTCTAAGGGGATTCTTTTTTGAAAAACACCCCAAACTGAATTTGTTAAGATGCCCCGATCAACAATCAGAGTTTCCTCTTTGAGTTGGGACTGGTTATAAAGTTCATGTAACATGATTTCTTTTCCTAATCCCATCCAATGGGTGTCCTTAGATTCTCTACCTGGATTCCATTTAGAAAAAACTTCATTAAAGGGAAACTTAAATACAGGATACACATCTTGGTTTTGTACTAAGTATGTTTTTCCTGATTTTCTTGGACCTTCGACAATTAAAAGGGACATAATTTTTTATAATTATATCCCTAAAAATAAGTAAAATTTCGGTAATTGGTCGATAATACCAATTAGACTATTTAAGATCTACCGTGTCTTCTCTAACCCATCCAAATTCTCTTCCCTTCTTTTTCTCAGGAAACTGTATCTTGTACCATCTATAATCTTTTACTTTGCCTCTACCTTTGACCATCTTTGATGATATTACCAAACCGATGTTACCCGAAGTATGTTTATAAAGAAGATTGTTAATGGAACCTGTGTTTACTTCTGGTGAGGTTCTTACGTTTACGTATCCTGATCCAGTTGATGCCGGATATGCTTTTTTTCCTTGTACTTCATCAGAACCTCCGGATAGATCTTGTGTAATGTTACCAGATACAACATCTATTAAGGGAAAGCTTTTTACCGTTTTACCAACTGTAAATTTTACCAAAGCTATCTTAGACGGCATCTTTTCGTCCCATTTACTTCCTTTTATCCAATCAGAAAACTCTGAACCAGTTTTCAATGTGCCATTGAAGGTTTTCCCTGAACTTGTTTTATATGTAACTTTTCTATTGCTTTTAATGGTTCCTTCTATTCCTCCCCTAGAACTATAGTCTATATAAGGATTTCCCTCATCATCTATCTCAATATCTATAAAAGTCTTTGTGACTCCAAAGGAGGTTTTTGCTTGCTCTTTTAATCGACTAGCCATTTCTTTGATTTCCTTATTGGATAAAGGTTTTTGGTATCCGCTTGCTAGATAGAAGTTACTGATAGATGCTGTATCTTTTTCTATCTTAGTGCCTTTTTTAGACCCTTTAGTTACTTCTATCTTTTTACCATCTTCCGAGAAATTACCAGAACTTAAGAATTTCGAACCACCGGTAGATCCTTTTTTCTGAACAGTGAATATTTTCCATGTGTTTCCAGAATAAAAATAGTAGGCTAAAGGTTTATGTTTACTTAAGACTCTAACAGTGTCTTTTTTTCTTTTTTCTCCTTTTTTCATTAACTTCACACCTGCACTATTGTACTTGTTACACATTTCTATTATAGGAGTTAGTGATTCGTCAAATCCTTCAGGTATTTCTGCTTTATCTTCATACTCTTTACCAAATTCATCCCATGCTTTTTTGATGTATGAGTTAGTGTGAGATCCCTCTTTATCTAAGCGGTTTTCTTTGGCCCATTCTGGATGTTTGTCGTTTACCCAAGCTCTAAATTTGTTTCCCTCCTCTTTACTATCAAAAGTGTCAAATGATGCAGGTGCTCCACCACCGCTTCCAGCAGCAGGTTTTTTGATTTCTCCTGCAGTTTTTTTGAATGCCTCTGGATCAAATCCCTCTTTGATTTTTTTCGGAGCTATAAAATCGTCATATGAAATAAGAGACTCTGAAAGAGAAGCCGATTCTTTAACACTCATTAGCTGATCTACAAACTCTTGTGTGATGTCTGATGATGTGTCAGCTAAACCGAATGCACTTTTGAGAGCAACCACCATGTTTGATGTTTTTCTCCCGTTTTTACCATCTGCAAAATTACCAGAAGAAAAATCTTTCCAAATCTGAGTTCCTGTAACGTCGCTATTTCCTTTGAATTTATCAAAGATCATTTGCTGGATCTTCTTAACTCTATCATTAGCAGGTTTACCTTTTGTCCATTCGGAAATAGGTTTTTCTATTTTTAGCTGTGATCCTGTTCCAACTCCTCCTGTTTGAGCTTTATTAGAAAGATTAGTAAGAAGCTCAGTCATCATAACTTCTGCTTCTCCAAATTTTGCAATAGCACTATTAAGAGGATCTAGAATTCCTTTAAACTCTAATCCTTTTTGTGCTTCTATTCTTTCTTCTTGTACCTCTTTAGTGTAAGCCTCTTTCTTTTCCTTGAATTGAGCTTCTATCTTATTATAGATGTCTCTGTAACCAGATATCAGGGTTTCGTCCCCGCTTTCTAATTTTCTACCCTCTTTAGATCTAGTGTACTCCACATCTCCCATAAGCTTAGCTGTTCTCTCCAGTAATCCCATAAATTCTGATTTGTACTTTTCTGGAGTTTTTAGATCTGGGTTGATCTTCTTAACTGTATCAGCATCGGTCAATTGTGAAATGATCTGATTTTTAAGAGCGGTAAGAGCCTTTAAAAAAGCATTGAGATTAAATTTACCAGTTCCTGAAGAATATTCTTCAGCTCCTCCCTGGTTAAATTTCTTTTCTTGTCTCTTTTCTTTTCTCTCCTCTTTTCTCTGCTTTCTAGTATCTTTGTCTTCTAAAAGATCCTCTTCAGAGATGGATCTCATGCTTTCTGTTAGTTTTAGATATTTCTTAGAAAAATTCATTTTCTTCGTTTATTTATTTGATTAAGCTAGAGCTTTTTTTGATGTGTTAAGACTTTGGGTAACCGAAGCCTCGAGTTCTTTCATCTTCTCGTTAACGAACTTTAAAAGTGAAGGATCCATTAAAAGATCTCCAGATTTTTCTTTTAGTGCTGCATAAGCCTTTAAAAGATCTGCAATACCCTCGTCAACTTTGTCATAAATCGGAGAAATCAGATCCTTGTATTTAGACCCTTCTCCTAGAGATTTGATTTCTTTCCAAGCTTCTTGCATGCCTTTGAAAAGATCATCAATAGAAGCATTCTCTGTCATTTTTCCCATTCTATTCATAAATGAACTAAGGATCTTAGTTTTAATTGAATCACTGAATGGGAAATTGATTGCCTGTTTAACAAGGTTCATCTGCATGTTATCTAGAAGCATCATTACATACTTTCTAACATCTTCTGCGTTCATATCTGATGATGATTGTTCATAAACAGTTTCAAATTCAAGTACCTCTTTAGGTCGAACTGATTCAAGAAGTGACTCGAATACTGGATTTTTTCCGTTATATGGGTTCTTCATTTTCTCGATTTTTATTTATATATCTTCTTTATTGGAGAGATTCCAGTTTGGCTACCTCATTAGATTTATTTTGAAGCTCTGCTACTTTTTTCTGAAGTTCAAGAGCTTCCTGTTTTAGAGATTCACTCCTTTTGAGAGAGCCGTCTTTTTCTCTGTTTTTAACATTAGCTATAGCCAGATCTATTTCCGAGATCTTTTTGTCTATCTCCATGATCTTAGCTTCGGCTGATGCAACGTCTTCTTTCTTTTTTCCCTTTTCTTCTGCTGATTGCTCTAAAATAAAGGAATCAAAATTTTCTATAATTCTCATTTTATTCTGTTCTTTATTTCTCTCTCAACCAAAGATATTTTAGATCTGATTTTGTCGATAGGTTTTCTGAGACTGAATCTAAGGGACATCTCTTCTTTTTCCAATGAAGAGATCATCCAAGATTCTCCAGAATTCCTGGCTCTTTTTAGATCCTTTCTTAATCTGGAAATAGCTTTATCGTATTCAATTTCTAGATGGAACTTCCAGGTCTCTAATTGAGCCTTATAAGAGTCCAATTTTTCTTTAGTAAAACTTTTAGTGAGAGTTGATGCCTCTTGAGAAGGCATTTCAACAAAAGCTAGAACCTCTTTAGTTACACCATCAGGTAATTGGGTAAATTCAGGAGAAAGATATTCGGATCTTTCAATCTCTTGATAGGTCTGAGTTTTAGCATCTGTATCTTTAACAAGATCCTCGAACTCTTTAGCTAATTTATTCAATGAGTTTGGATCTTTATAGGGTTTTAGAAAATTCAACATTTTTTCAGTGCTGTCAGCCTGAATCTTTGAAAGTTCGGAATAATAAAAGGCTGATAGTTTCGGATCATCCTCTATAGTTTTTTCTGCTGTCTTAGTTAAAGCATTTATTTCTTGAGATTTGATAGAGCTATAAACCCTTCTCTGTCTTTCCAGGTTCGAAAGTGCAAATCTGTATTCGGGAGATCCGTCCTTTTCCATATCTGCTATTTCCTTTTCTATTTTAACTGTATGGTCAACATCTTCTTCTCTGGCTTTTTGAATCTTTTTAAGAATTCCTTCCACCTTTGATTTCTTTCCTTTAATGGCTTGACCAATAGAAGAAAAAATACCTTCGTTCAGAGGAAAATCGTTTATCCTTTTGATTCTAGACATTATTTAGAACGTTTTTTTATTTCTCTGTTGATGTAATCATAGACGCTGTGAATATTTTTCTTTTGTTCTTCGCTATACATCTTGTACTCCGGTCCCATGAAAATTCCCCTGATCTCATTTTTGAGAGATTTTAATTTATAAAGACCCTCGACATTATTAGCCATTTTAGTTGCTCTTTCTGCTTTCTTAACTAGATATTTTTCTGGATCTTGGGTAAATCCTGAAAAATCGTGATCTGGAGCTTTTTCCTCTGGTGTGTCATCCAGCTTCTTTTCTGCTTTTAGAGCATCTTCTCTTGCGTCCTGAACGTCTTTTCTGAGATCCTCTTTGGAAACCCCAAAGAAATCTTCCAGATCTTTTTCTCTTTCTTTGCTCTTTTGAGTGATAGCTTTAATCTTATCGTATCTCTCATTCTTGGTTAAAAGAACATCGTTTGCTCTTTGAGCATTGAAGTATTTTTTCTTTCTGTTGCTTTTACCTGTTAGATCTTTTACTTTCTGTTCAAGAGCTCCAAATATCTCATCATGAGTTTTTGTTAGCTCCTTCATTCTAGTATTTAAAGCATTTTTCTTTGCTTTGATATCCTCCATCATGGAAGTGTAATCTGGATTGGATTTGTCTTTTCTTAGCTGTCTTTCTTTTTCTAAAAGATCATAGAATTCATCGTAGATTTGAAATTCTTCCTCGTTGAATTTAAGCTCTTGGTTTTTCATCTGATCTAGAACTGTTTTAAGTTCCTTGATGTCTCCACCAAAAGAAGAGCTTAGAAAGTTAAGAATTCTATCTCCAATACTTTCATTTAATTGAATAATAGCGAAACGGATATCAACATCATTCATATTCTGGAATTCTTCCATTTCTCGGAGGAGAGATGTTGTTCTTTCGATGTCTCCGTCGGTTTCAATAAAGACTCTTTTAGCCTTCTCAAATTGGTTTAGATTTTCAAATAACATGATCCAATAGATTTTATTCTATATATCCCCAAAACCCCAAAAAACAAAAAGGCCTCCAATGAGGAGGCCTTTAAGATTATGCTTGACTATGATTAGACAATAGCTGTAGCAGTACCAACGTTAACGTGGAAAGTCACGTACATTGTCTCTGGGTGGTGACCAGCTTCAACCAATGCGTAACGTGATTTAACAGCTACTTTTGGTGACATAGTACCTTCAGAGATAGTCTGGATAGACTCTGCCATCATGTAAGGCATGAACTTGATACCTGGCTCGTCATCAGCACCTTTACGTCCAACAAGAATTCTGTTATCGCTGAATGCCATGTTCTGGTCAACGTATACGGTCATACCCGCAAGTGAACCTACTGGGTAAAGAGTTCCGTTGTTTTGTGTAAGAGTGTTAGTGAACGGAGCGAAAGTAAATTGGCTAATGTCCTGAAGTGCAGAAGCGATTTGAGAGTTAGTAACAATGAAGTTAGCAGGACCTCTTCTACCTCTGTTAGCTACAACGTTAGCAGCTGCAAGTACACGGCTGTAAAGTCTACGCTGAACTGTAGATTGGTTCTCAAATCCACCTGATGCAGGACCAGCTACTGCGCCTGGACGGCTAGCTCCAAGACCTGAACCTTCTTTACCGATGTAGTTAGGAACTGTGTAAGTAGCAGTACCACCAATTACAAGGTTAAGGTTAAGGTTAGTGCTTTCAGTTAGCAAGAACTGAGAGTGGTTAGACCATCCAAGTGCAAATGCTCTTGAAAGGATGTGCTTGTTGATCGCCTGAGAAACCTCGTTAACAAGAGCGTTTTCGATCATTGACACTACGTCAATACCGAATTGCTTGTTAAGGTCTTGGATTTGCTCAGTTGTCACAGAAGCAGCAACTTGGAAAGTACCAGCCTCAACGAATTTAGTAAACGTTGAAAGTCCTAGTGACTTGTAGTAGTTGCTTTCACCAGTACCTCTTGTCATCGGATCGTAGTTAACTGTACCGTCAACGTAAGGTCCTTGGAAATCGTTAGTGTTGTCTGGTCCAGCTCCAGAGAATCCTTGGATGTGATCTTCTAGAGTTTTAACCAATACAGCGTTACCGTCTGCAAAAGCTACAACAGTACCTGAAGCAGATCCAGTAGTGATCTGTGAGTTAACAGTTACCACATCAGCAACTGAATCACCAGAAGTTAAAGCTGTGATTCTGAAAATTGGGAATCCATCAATTCTTGAATAACCAACAAATGCAGAAGTTGCGAAAGCAGCTGGAGTACCAGTAACTGAAAGGTAATAAGTAGCACCTACTGTTAAAGTTCCGAATACTGGAGAAGCCTCAGAAATAGGAACTTTAATTACGTCTGGTGCGTTAGCTGTGAAAGGAGCAGCTGAAGTATCAGAACCGCTAAGCTTACCACCAGCATATACGTAGTCAAGGTAAGAAAGAACCCCTGTAGGACCACTCATTGGGATAACAGGAACTACGTCAAAACCTACGGTTTTAGCAGCTACCTGAATAGCCAATGGAAGAAGTGAAGGGAACTTATCACCAGAACCAACGTATGGAGTACCAGCGTTGTAAGTACCATTGTAATAGAAACCAGCAGGCCCGTTACCAGCGGCACCACCTGTGTAGTTTCCTGGAGGGGTAATGTTACCCATACCATTTAGAACACCAAGAGAGTTGTATGCTCCAGCAGATTCGTTTAGTGAGTGGAAGTGGCAATACTTAGTAAGCCATTCTACCTTTGAACGATCCGTGATGCCAGTCTTGCTCTCGATGATCGGAGACCATGTCTCGTAAATCTCGTTTTCGTTTAAGAGTTGCATTTTTATTAATCGTTATTTTTTGAATCTTTTACCTAAAGCTTCAGAGATATTTTGAAGATAAGCATTGCTAACTCCAGATCTCATATTAGTATCAGGTTGAGTAGATTCTTGGGACTCGTTGATTTGTTCTAGATTAGGTTTAACTGGAGCCTTAAGACCTCTTGTTCTCCAGAAGTTATTGATCTGGTAAGGAGTCGATAAATTATAGAACTTACTCTGTGCAACGATTGCATTTTTCTGTCCTTCGTTTAGTGATTCCCAAGCCGGAACTAAATCTTCTGGGATCATATCAAGGAATTTTTCTCCTGATTCAACCTGCTCAGTCAAAGCAGATCCCATAATGTGAGCGACATCCGTACCCGAATTGAAGCTCTGCTCGTTTAGAGCTTTGGCGACCTTTTGTTTTTCGGCCTCGTTCAAAGAAAGGAATCCTTCTCTTGTTCTCTCATCTACGAGATTCAAGAAAGGATAATTTTTTTCGTTTATGATCTTATCAGTTTCTTTCTTGTTTACTGATTCGATTAGACTATCAACTTTTGATGTTAAAGAAGTGTAGTTTCCTGAGAAACCTGAAGTTCTTTTACCTTCGTTGATAGATTCGTTAATTTCTTTAGTCATGTTACCTGGCTTAGTACCTTTGTTTACAGACTCTGCCAAGTACTCTGAATATTCCATGTTAGACTTAACCTTTTCTGCTAGATATTCAGAGTAGTTAATGTTACCATTTAATTTCTCTGCTAGATAGTCAGCGTAAGAAATACCTTTATCTAGATTTTCTGCTAGATAATCTGAGTAAGCTATATTCTTGTCTAAGTTTTCTGCTAGGTATTCTGAGTAAGAGATATTCTTATCTAAGTTTTCTGCTAGGTATTCTGAGTAAGAAATATTGCTGTCTAGATTCTCAGCCAAATATTCAGAATAGGAAATGTTCTTATCTAAGTTTTCTGCTAGATACTCAGAGTAAGAGATATTCTTGTCTAAGTTTTCTGCTAGATATTTGCTGTAAGCGATGTTCTTTTCTACGTTCTCTGCGATGTATTCAGAATAAGAGATATTTCCATCTACGTGCTCAGCCAAGTATTTAGCGTATGAAATAGCTTTATCTAGATTTTCTGCTAAGTATTTGTTATAAGAAATAGAACCTTCAAGATTCTCTGCTAGATAATCTCCATACTTGATCGAATTCTCTAGATTTTCAGCTAGATATTCTGAATATTTTTCGAGTCTTTGGACTCTTTCTTCTAGAGATGAATCAATTCCTTCAGATCCTGAAGAACCGCTCTCTGAAACAGTTTTGATTTCGTTTCTCAACGACTCTAACTCTTTATTTAGAATTAAGGAATACTCGTTGAGTTCCTCTGCTGTGACAAAGTTGTCCATGTTCCTATCTTTATTTGTGTTCTCTTTCAAAATTTTAGAGATTTTGTCTGTGTCTTTAATTCTATATATCTGAACGTTAGAATTTTTCTCCAGCCCAAAACTCTCATTTATGTTATTTAGTGAGTTGATAATAGAATCTTTTCTGAAATTCTCGAATGAATCATGAGATACACTCTCATAAACTCTTTCAAGTTGAGCATTTTCAAATCCAGGATCAGCAACAAGATCGTAAGTGAAAATCTTCTTAATTTCTACTTTTTTATCGTTCTTGACGTTACCTGCTGCTCTTGAAGAAATGGAAATTGGAATACCAGCATCAACTAATTCCTTAGCTACTTTACCAGCTGGGGTGTTAAGAAGTTTAATCTTGATTTTAAGAGTCCTATTGTCATTATCATATGAAAGATCAGTGATGATGTGAGAGATGTTCTTTAGTGAAACATCAAACTCTTTTGGGTGATCCAATTCTCCAACCAATCGATTTTGCTCGATCTTCTTTTTTAGATAATCTAAATGAGGAAGATATTCCTTCTCCTCATAGATTCTCTTGTTGGAGTTCTCCACTCCAAAAACTGCTGCCACACCCTCAAGAAAATACTCTCCATTTTCCTTCTTAGTTTGAAGGTTTTTTGAGGCTTTCTCGAGAATGAGAACGTAATCTAGATTTTTTTCCTTTTCCATTTCTTTTATATATCTAATTTTCTATTAGAACTTTTTATTCTTCTTCAGCCATATCAGAAACCGCTATAGTAAGCTCATCCATACCCTCTGCTAGAGAATCAAGATCTTCTTCTGTAATATTCTTACAGTTTTCTCTCATTTTTGATGAATTAGCAGAAAGGGCATTAACTCCTCTCTTGATAGAATCCAAGGCATCCTCAAATTCTTTAGGAACTCCGGAAAGAGGATTTTTAGTTTTGAATCTAGGGAAAGATGGAATCTCGTCCATATCTGTATAGAGGTCTTTGAAGAATCCACCAATTCCACCACCAATTATCTCATTGATTGAAGCTTGGATGCTTTCTCCTGCAAGAGAAAGAAATCTTTGTTCTACTAGAGGCCAAACTGGAATTGCCTTACCTGCTCCATCATTAGTGTAAGTTCCCCTTGAAAGAATAAGTGTTGACATGATAGCTAAAAGATCTTGAGATGAAACTGTTCCACCTAAGCTATTATAAAGTCCCCTAGCCATTGCATAAGCAGCATCTGGCTCGATGTATCCATTAAAGACTATTACTGTAACTGGATTTCTATCGTCACCAGCCCATTTAGCTATAGCTCCACCTCCAATTGCTCCTGCTGCAATAGTTCCAGCTGTTCCTAAAGCCCCAACTGCTGCTGCAGTACCTGTCGCTAAAGCTCCAGCTGCTGCAGTTCCACCAATTAGAGGAACTGAAGCTAAACCACCGGTAGCAACAATTGCACCGGCAACTAATCCGGAAATTAAAACTCCTTTTCCAACCCCACTGAACCATTCTGACCAACTCTCATCGTAGTAGATAGAATAAGCTCCATCGTTAACCGGTTTAAGACCTTTCCATTCGATTGTCTCTTCTTCCTCTTTATCTTCCTCTTTATCTTCCTTATCTTCGTCTTTATCTGTATCTGCTCCCGCACAAGGAAGAACTTTTCCAGCTGCTAGAGAATCTTTGATACACTTATCTTTGAGTTTCTTTTTCTCTTCTTCTGTTTCTTTCTCTTCTTCCTTACTCTCTTCTTTTTCTGGAGCTTTTGCTTTTAATCTATCGAAAACTTGTTCGTCTAATTTTTCAAGTTCCAGATTTTCCTCGATGACAGAAAAGAAATCATCAAATTCTAAGATAGAAGTTCCTTTAACTTCTTCCCTTTCTTGGACTTTTTCAGCGAAGGACATTTCCCAGTCTTTTGATTCTTCAAAAGCTGTTCCGACTGTTTCTGCTGTTTCAACATCAATATCATTAGATGTTAATCCCATGATACCGTCATACATTTCTTTGGTTAGATCTGCAGTTAATTCCTGACCAGTCTCACCTGATAGGTATGCCCAAACAATATTACAAGCAGTTGAAGTTCCTTTACCATAAACTTTATCCGCTCCGCCTTTTTTAGAGAGGTATGTTTTGATTGAAGGAATAAGCTCCATCAATTTGGATTGGATCTTTCCGACCTCATTACATTTTGTGTTAAGCTTAACTGGGAATGTACACTCCTTAGTCGTAACTGGAGTGGTTTCTACTTTCTCCTTCTCTACGCTCACACAGATTCCTTTTCCTGAATCATATACTTTTCCTGGAGGACAAACTGGAGGAATTACCGGAGGTGGTGTAAATCCACCCTGTTTAAGAATTCCATCCTTGATTCTATTGTATTCTTTTTTCTGTCTGATGATCTCATTGATAAGATTATCCTGATCTCTCATATAATCTTTTCTCTTCATCGCTCCTTTAGGAGTAATAACCTGTAAGCCTTTTCGATCTACCATTTGGAGATCCTGTGCTTTTTGGTAGAGTCCAGTAGCAATATCTTTGTATCTGTCTACGTCTGCATTGTCTTTAAGAGCAGGAACGTATTTGTCTCTATCTACCATACCAACAAAAGCTGTGGCAGCATCTAAAGACTCCTTAGATTTATTAAAAGCTTTAGATCTGAATTCTGCTTCAGTTGTATCAGTCTCTTCACCACTTCTTTTGGCTTCTTCAACAACATCACCAGATTTCTTAACCTCGTCATAAAGAGAAGGTTTTGTTTTCTTCATTTGTTTTTCTCTCTCAGCTAGATCAGCTTCGAAGTTATTCAGCATCTTTTTAATAGTGTCTTCCTTAGCTGAATTGAATAATCTCTCGTCAGCCATAACTGTTTCAAGGGATCTAAAAAGATCCATTAAATAACCAACGTTCTTATCGAATGCACTTTTTTGAGCAGGATCAAGGTATCCGAGTGATTGTACTAATGAGATCACATATTGCCTAAATGCACCGAAGTTTGAAATTCCGAGCATTTTATTCTTAACCTCTGAAAATCCTCTTGTTGTTTTTAACCCTTCATTCTTAGAATTAAGGATAATTGAAAAAAGATTATTTAAAATAGTAGAAAGGGACGTTAGTGCGTCCATTGCTTCTTTTTTCTTGTCCTCTTTTTCTTCGTTGATTGAGGAAGAAAGACTTTCATAAATGAAGTTCTTTCCCTGATACATGTCTTGAATTTTCTTGTTCATTGTATATGTTTGTATATGCCTTCGATATAAGGTCTATTATCTTTCCTATATATCCTTCGTTTCTGAGTTTTTTGAAGACGAGATTTTCAACAGAGAATTCACCCCCTTTAGATAATCCTTCTCTTCTGGTCTTCACTATTTTCTTTTTGAGTTTTTGAGCTCTGTTGTAGATCTCTTCTTCTGTGATTTGTGAAAAATCTGAGGTATTAACAAGATTTTCCATTTTGGTGATCTCATCTACAAAATGGTGAAATTTGAGATCTACATCTCTATGGTCTATCTCGGGTTCAGTGTATCTAGGTTCTTTGATCCATTCTCCATTTAGAAGAGAATAAAGTCCCGATGCAACATGGGGTTCATTTATGTCTTGAGCATAAAGTTCCACATCGTGATCTCTAAGAACCACATTGTGACGCATATTCCAGATAAATCTTTGACCATCTAGTGCTTTTTTGACCAGATCCTTGTTCTCGTCAATTTCACTAAAATCGAATAAGACATGGACGTCTAGATCTGATTTTTCTCCCCAATTATAATTAGCTAGGGATCCTGTTAGTTGTATGTCTCGAATTGGGACCTCAACTTTAAGAGCTTTATAGAAATCTTCCGCTATCTTTAATAGCTTTTCTCTGATTGTGGGATCGAACTGGTTACCAGTCCAAAATTTTGGATTGAGCTCCTTTTTATAAAATTCGTCTCTGTTTTCACTTTCAGAGACCCAAGAATTATAATCTAAAATGTTCTTCAAAACCCGGACTTTATACTTATATATCCGGGTTTTTGTTTTTTAGAGATCGGTTATCCGATCAAAACACTTCATCGTGCAGATAACATCTTTTTCACAATAGTCTTTGATCTCTTCTACTGCTTCTCTTTCCCAATAGTATTCATGGACTTTAGACCCCTCCAAGTTGTCTTTAGATGAAGGAACACCCAGAACATGGGAGATAAGATCTAGGGAAGAAAAAGATTGTCCCCATGACCCAAAAGAGAATGTTTCTCCTAGATCTAGGTAAGGAAGTTCCCATGGCTTCTTGTTCCATGCTTGAATTAGGGGATCTGGGGTAATTGAATTGATAAGCATTCTCTTTCCAATATAAGGCACATCAAAATTCTTGATATTCAATCCTCCTATTTTAAATCCCTTTTTTCTTGAATTTTCGAATATCTTATTGGCTTTATTTAGAATATCCATTTCATCATCTCCATAGAAGCTTGTGATTTTTTCTTCTCTCGTCGAGGTGAATACACCAAAAGAGATACAGATCACTCGCCCAAACTCTGGATGAAGGGAAGCTCTGTTTTTCCATAGATCCCCTGGATCTTTAGATTCTTCCGGATCAATATTTTTTTCTAGCCATTTACATCTTTTAATCCAAAGCTCAGCAAGTTTGGGATCTTCTTCTAAAACCTTATCGAATGTTGGATACTGGCCAGCAGTTTCAACATCAAAATAAAGGGTATTTTCTGTGATTTGTCTTGAGATCATAATTTGATATATAAGTTATGGAAAAATACGGTTATAAAAACATAAGTGATAGAGACGAGTTTCAAAGATCCTCTTCTGAAACTAGAGGAGTTCATTACGGACCTTCTGATAAATCGACTACTACCGAAAACGGATTCACAGACTTCACTAAACAAGGAAGCTGGGGAATGCCAGGAGAAACTCGATATTTTGTAAAAGGATTTGATGCTCTTGCTAAAGCTTCTGATAACGCAAGCCAAGCTGTAATGGGAAAAAGAAAACCTAAAGGGTTTGTTGGGTGGTAATTTAAAATCAGGCTTCATCATCCTCCGGATTTTGGTTAATACTTTCTAATTCTTCTTTTGGCTCGGGAATTCTGTTATCTGTTGCAATATCAAGAACAAAATTATACGGGTTGAGATCTTCTAGATCAACCATCTCTTCTGGAGATAACGGACAATAAACCAAAATTGGGTTTCCCCTTTCTGCCCAAGTAGATGCAGCTAAAAAAAGACTTTCTTTATAAGTCAATCCACCTTGATTAGTTCGGTATGAATTGGTTCTGAAAACGATTGGGATTTTTCTTTCCAGATACGTAACAGACAAAAGATCTTTAACCGAATAAAGACTGGGTTTATCATCATTGATAATACAAACCTTTTTCTGAGATTGCCAAGGAAGGGTATCAAAAAACTTACAGAATTCACCCATACTTTTTTTCCTATTCCCTTTTGCACCTCCGATGTGACAAATAACTGGAATATCAAATCTTCCACCTCCTAGTTCATCTGACATTTTAATAATTGTCGAGATCTCTTTTTTAGCCCTTGACCGAGAGTCTTTGTCTGTAGAGACAACATGATTTTTACTCTTAATATAAAAAGCCAATCTCAAATCCAGATCTTCTAAATAGTGAATAAATCTCTCTTTTTCAAAAGATTCTATCTCTAGTAACTCTGGAATATCTTTTTCTGTGATTTCTATGATGAGGAAACCATAAGAAAAAATTCCCCCAATTGCTTCTTTGATCTTCTCTGCTATTTTACTTGGGAGAGATAAATTCTTATCTCTGACTGAGGATATTCCTAAAATGATACCGCTTCTTCTCTTTTCCATACTTATTTTACTGGAAAGGAGGAGAAGAGTTTCTAAAGTGAATTAAACTCCTCTAAAGTCATTCTTGGCCAAGAATCGATTATGCTGATTGGAGATAGATTTGCTATTTTAACTCCTTTTTTCTTTAATTCCTCACCTAGCCTAGAATACTCCTCGTTGATTGAACCGGAGTGTCTATTTAATTTGTGAGTTCCTGTTTCTGCAAAAAAGTGATTAGGAGTAAAGTCTACCCCGATCATCCCTATTTTCTTAGCTCCCATCTGATAAGCGATGATAGCTGCCATGTATGGGGAATTCATAGTGTGATCGACTCTATCCTTTCTGTCTAGGTTGGGATTGTTTCTTTCACCAAGATTGATCTTCACCATGTGATCCCTTCTAGTGATAGGTCCCGGATTATCTAAATGTGAAAAAATAACAGGGCTGAGAGATTCTCTCACCCATTCCCATCTTCCTCTAAGAAAGGTTCTATGGTCGTTTACTACAACTAGAAAATCTGGGGTCATGATTCTTTCTATGTCATTTACCCCAATCACAAAATGATTGCTTAGATCCTCGAAGTAATTAATCGATTCCCCACATCCAGCAACAATGAAAGATTCCCCGGTGAATTTGTTAATGTAGTCGGGATAGAGGTTTTTTCCTAAATTAGAAGCCTTAACTTTTGTTTTGATTCTTTTCCCCACCTGCTTTGGTTTTGGTGGATCCTGATGTGGAGCTTGTGTGTTTGTCTCCATATGGTGTCCTTTGGTGTTCAGTGGATTTACCCCCCTTTTTCTTTCTATACTTATTCTGAGATTTCTTCTTCTCTCTTCAAAACTCATACGTCTGAGAAATTTTTAATCATTTCTTTGGCTTTTTCCAGATGTTCGTCTTTAGCTTCTCCATAAGAAGTCCCTGCAATCTTATCAAAATTGCGAAGGAGATATTTCTTAGCATCCAGTTCTTTTTTTATTTCCAAGAAAAGGATACAGATCATACATTTTAAAACATCATTCTCATTCTGAAGATCATCATGATAATTGAAGAAGGTATAACATTCTGCTCCCTTGATAGAGTTCTTAAGATCTTCGTAATTGTTAGTTCTTTTGCACTCTAGCGTGTTTTTTTCTCTATTATATAGAAAACCATCAAGTTTGTGTTCAGAGTCATTTACGGAGTCTTTAAGGACGATAGTAATACCTGTTCCCATTGGACCTTCGATCTTTTTCCCGTTCTCTTCTGGAATTTCCCCATCATTTTCACTTTCAAATGACCCCCAGATAACGTTACCCCCTGAATATTTCAAATTCTGAGCATTCTTTTCCCTTGCTGACACATTGACACTCATGTTATTCTTTGAGTTCCCACGGTCTTCGATAAACTCGATCGATCCCGGAATAAGTGGGATTATTCTTTTGGTTTTGTGATCTTGGATTTTGATCCTATAAAATTTACCATCTTGAGATTTGGTCACCTCAACAATTTCACCCTCGACCTTCTTTTTACTCCTTGATCCTTTGCCTCTCACAATGTCACCAACCTGGTATTGTGAATCCTTGATCTCTACAGAAGGATCTGGATCTCTACCAACTGCAAGGGATAGATCATTAAATGGATGATAGGTTACCTTAAAAACGCCATTAGAGCTGTTAAAGCTGTCACCATCCAATGATTGGGCAAAATACTCGTTGATAGATTTAATTTTTGTCATTTCTTGTTCTTATATATTGAGATCACATCTCTCAATTTGGAAGCAAGCTCGTAATTTTCTTCACTGAGTGCTTTTTCAAGTTCTTCTTCCAGATCACTTTTGATATCACTTTTAGTTGAGGACCTTCCTGTCTCCACCTCGTAATTTTCTACGACCATTTCTTTAGCAGAAACAAACATTGGGGAAAAACTGATTTCCAACGTTGATTCCGAGATAGGCATAAAGAGAGGTTCCTCTTCTAATTCTTCACCTATTGAATTTGGATCTATTTCAATTTCCCATTCTCCATTGATCCAAGTGACGTCCCAAGGGCCATAAAAGAATTCAGCCTTGTCATTTTCAACGACGTGAGTAACTATGCATGAGACTTCTTCCTTAATATCTTCACTTGTTAGTTTAGAAGCGGAGATTTTTTTAATTCCTGGTATTTGAGTAGATTCTGCTCCAATAGTTCTTCCTACTAGCTTATAAAATTTAAGGATCAGCTCCCAATCTATAGTATTTAAGACCTTATCGATAAATTCCTTGTTTTTTTCAGATATCGTCATTATAATCCTTTTATTTTTTACTTTCCTAACGAGGATATGTTTCTTTTTTATGCAACGATTCTTCCTTTAAGTATTAAGCTAAGATTGCTACTTAGAACAGGACTCGGGAACGTTATCAATACCTCTTCCATTGCAGTTCCAGAACTTATCGCTATGGTATTTGCTGGAGTTGGTAGAGTAGAACTAGCATTAAATACATTTTCATTAATATTATTAGAAAATACTCCCGTGGTATCAAGTCTTAGATTGACAGGGGATGCTAAAGGTCCACTACCGAAAGTTAATGTCGGACCAGGAATGATTTCCTGAATGACTGTATCAAAAGGTACAAAATGGGCGGTACTTGTCGGAAGTCCTCCACTAGCAGTAAATCCTGATATGTTGATATTCATCATGAAATTGTACTTGTCGATGGTGATTCTATTTAAGGTTGCACTGCTGTAACTTGCTGAGGTGTCAGCGAGTGTGAGATTCTCGTGTTCTGAAAAATCACATTCTTCAACTACATATGAGCTCACATTGGTAATAGCAGCAAGGATAAATTGGGAAATTCCTTTAAAATCGGTATAAGTAATATTCCATGACTTTTCACTAAATGAAATGGCATTTTGGATCAGTAGATTAGAATATTTAACGTGACAAGAAGAAATTAATAGACTGCAATCGGATAAACTAACGGTTCCCCCAGTATCACTAAGAGAGGAGTTCTCAAAATAAACTTCCTCGGTTGCCGATCCTAGAGAGATAAATGCCGAATTCCCTGATGTGGAGGTAAAGCTACCTCCTTCAAGAACATCTACTGTGGACGATCTAAAATCTCCTACGATACTTATAGAATTAGCAACAGAAGCAGCATCACCAGTAAATGAACACGAATTAAAATTTATAGTTGACTCGTGAAGGTTTGAATTGATGAGAATGAAATGATTAGAGAAAGGCATGACGTATCCCGAACCTCTAAAGGTAACAAGAGAATCAACAATTGTTGATGAACCAAAGAATAAATTAATATAGTCCGACCCTGGTTCTTCCCCGTTTGAATTTATTTCTCGTAGATCTATATTGCTTCCTATGATTGTGGTTCTTCCCTCTAAATCCTCTTTGACAGTCGTATTGAGTTGAATGTTGACAGAAGCAGCATTCGCGTAATTTGAATCCGTTAAAGTTAACAATGAACTTTCCATGTTAGTGTTACTCACATCTAGAGAATATGGGGTTTTTGAACCATTAGGAAGAAGTATATTATCTAAATCTATGCTACTGTTAACAATTTCAGAATCGATGAACGAGCAATTAAATGAACCTGCTGAGGTAGATCCATGATCCAATCCAACAGCGCTAAATGAAGATCCGTCCATCCGGAAGGATGTTGGTCCTTTTGCATTTGTGTCTCCTAGTATTGTAGATCCTCCTGCTATAGTGACCATTTGGGCTAGAGATCCTGATAACTCTATAGTAGATGTAAAGATTTCAGCGTTGCTCATACTAAAGCTATAACTCAATAAATTAATATTATATAGATCTAGCGTTGATTCTTTTAAGGTTGAAAATTGTAGAGTAATATCTGATGAGTTTATTATGAAATTATAAGATTCTTCTGGTGATGCAGCTGATTGCGTGCCTAGATTTATTTCACTTCCATCTAAAGTCATCGAAGATAAATCTATATTATTACCTAGACTACCTATTACTCTATACATAGAAAAAGTTGACTCATTGGTAAGCTTAGTGTCATTAATATCAATATTAAATCCTAAAATTACACAAGATCCCATTTTAAATGAGGATGCGTCAAAATCAGTATCAAATATCTGAAGACCCCCCGTAGTTTTTGATAGGTTCACAAGATCGCTGTCTGTCCATCTGTTTCCTACGAAATATAGGCTATCGAAATGATTTTCCCTAAATGTACTTTCACAATTGTGAATTCTACAATAATTGTGTACATATCCAGAGGATCCAAGGAACCTAACTCTCCAAGGAAAATCGTAGATAGTAGGATTAAGAACTGATTTAAAATTGAAGGCGTTAGAAACCTCCGTGTCTGTTACTTCATCATATGCTCGAGAAATATTTTTTGATTTGATATCATAATCTGCATCTAAAAACACCTTTTCGTCAGAATCACCCAGGTTTGACGTATTAGATGTTGCCTGTGCTATTGAATCATTTACAACACTACTCAATGAAACAGAAGCGGTAAATCCATCATTATCTCCAGGGACGGTAGATTTTAAAAATATCACTCCAATATCGGTATAAATGGATGATCCCGGATCTAGCACAGTAGTCCAGAAATAATCTACTGCGTCCCAAGTGTTAGGACTTAAAGAGTTAATGTCAGCAACTATAGAAGCAAGGAAAGAATCTATGTTTCCTACACCAGGTGTATAAGTGTGACTTGATGCTATGATACTCGAACTGTTTATTTGAATATCTGTTACCGCTTGAGGATCAAAAGTCCCACCAGTCCCATGGTTAACGGTGAATGCTAAAGCCATCTTACTGTAGTTTACTGGGTAGAATTGCCAAGTTCCTCTTGGTGAAAGAGTGGTCGTTGAGGTTGCTTGAGTAATAAATCCGGAGAATCCATCATCAGTTAAGCTACCAGGAGCTCCGTTGGCAACTGCAGCATCGTAAATCCTATATGTTGCTCCTTCGATAAAAGGAGTTGATGGAGATGCTCCAGAGAATGTTGCATAAGCTTCCGCTTCACTGATGGAAATAATCCCTACTCCTGTTCCTGTAGGACCTGTAGGACCTGTAGAACCAGTTGCTCCAGTGTTTCCAGTAGGGCCTGTTGGACCGGTACCACCAGTGGGACCTGTAGGACCTGTAGAACCTGTAGAACCAGTTGCTCCAGTGTTTCCAGTAGGGCCTGTTGGACCGGTACCACCAGTGGGACCTGTAGGACCTGTAGAACCTGTAGAACCAGTTGCTCCAGTGTTTCCAGTAGGGCCTGTTGGACCGGTACCACCAGTGGGACCTGTAGGACCTACATCTCCAGTTGCACCCAGAGATTCCATAATGAAAGCTGAAATCCCTGTATCTGCATTAGTCACAGTAACTGTTCCTGCACCTCCACCGGCAAAAGCAGTCTTAACCCAATACCTGTCCCCTGTTGTTGCCTCAACAATTCCAGTAACTGTGAGAGTATCATACGGAAGAACTCCTCCTGTAACGTCTTCTGATGAATAATATCCTCTGAAATTCAACACTTCAGAGGGCGATCCTGTGTCTTCCCACAGGGAAGTAGTTACAAAAGCGGACGAAGAGGAAGTACTATCAATTCCAACCTTATATGAAATAAAGTATTTTCCTTCCTTTAATATTTCTATGTATGTTCCGGTTACTCCAGCAGAGGGTGAATAATCACCAGTTGCAAAAATAGAAGTGTCTATCTGATTATCTGTATCAAATCTAACTGGGATTTCTGCTCCGGCTGTTAGAGTTTGAGTTGTCGATCTTTTTGAGAGATCTACTGATAAGATTGGAGTCGGTACTCCAGTTGCCCCAGTTGCCCCAGTAGCACCCGTGTCTCCAGTAGCACCGGTAGGTCCAGTTGCACCAGTAAGTCCAGTTGCACCAGTGTCTCCTGTAGCTCCAGTAGCTCCTGTGGGTCCAGTTGGTCCTAATAGATTATAAGATAAAGACCAGGTACCTCCTGATTTAACATAAACATCTCCTGTGTCTCCATCTAAATAAAGATCTCCATCAGATCCCAAACCTCCTAAAGGAACCCCAGATCCTTCTAACCAACTTGTTCCTGTTGCCCCTGTTGCCCCTGTAGCTCCTGTTGCCCCTGTAGCTCCTGTAGCTCCCGTAGCCCCGTTTGAACCAGTAGCACCAGTATCCCCAGTAGCTCCTGTTGGTCCAGTAGCTCCTGTTGGTCCAGTAGCTCCAGCAGTACCTTTAGGTCCTATGTTTCCAGTAGCACCAGTTGCACCCGTAGCCCCGGTTTCTCCTGTAGCTCCTGTTGCTCCTGTTGCTCCACTACCAGTAGCACCAGTATCACCTGTGGGTCCAGTAGCCCCGTTTGAACCAGTAGCACCAGTAGCTCCTGTAGTTCCCGTAGGTCCTGTTGGTCCAGTAGGACCTCCTGCAGGTCCAGTAGGTCCAGTAGGTCCTGGTACTGTAGATGGAGTACCGAAAAGAAGTGAAAACCATCCTCCTGTTCCATTCACACCACCACTCATAGTTCCAGTTGATGCAGAAACAGGTACAGTACCTGAAACAGTCACTGTGTCCCCGTTGGCATTAGCTCCTTCTCCGGGTAGAGCCAAGATTGTAACCGTATTATAGCTGTATTCTGCTAGACATGGACCAGTAGGATTAGAAAGTATTGAGTCAACTAATAATTGTGCGGTAACGGAGCTGTTAGCAGTATAAGAAGCGCTTCCTGCAGTTGTTCCATTGTAAAGAACGGTAATAGTATCACTAGGGGAAACACCAGGAGATCCTCCCAGAATATCAAATGAAAATTCAGCTGGGGTTTCTCCGTATTCTAGATAACCCTCGTAATCATCCCCAATGAATCGAACTTGTCCTGGTATTCCTGGTTGAAGGTTTTCGTCTGGGTGGGTTCTATCTACTATCAGTCTAAGTCTACCCCCAGTGTTTTCATCACCTACTATTGCATGTCTACCAATAAAGGCATCATTTACTAGGTTTATCCCCGTTCCTAAAATTTGTCCATTGGCTCCGTTAAGTTGGATGGATGTGTATCCTTCTATAGGGAGCCGGATAAGATTGGCTTTGATATCTCCTATCTTAACTCTACCAGTAGGAAAGTTAAGGGATTTATTCTGAATAGAAATACCAAAGGCACTGTTAAGAAGATCAAAACCTTCTTTTAGCTGAGCAAAGTTAGCGTTGGTAATAGTATCATTAGCAGCTATTGTATTAGAAGACAAAAGCTGTTTTATAGTTATTTGACTGATTTCCTTCATCCCGGGAACTATTTTGTCTTATATATCCCAAGATGCTTTATCAGCTCTAAGAGAGGAGATCTTCTACGTCCTTATAATATTCTTCAAATTTTTGAGGAAAAAATTCTTTCAATTCTTCGATCTCCCTATTGGAGATATTATTTTTCTCCTTGATAAAATTGATGACCTCTTCTTTATAAGCAGCTTTCTTTTTTTGATTTTCTTTCTTTGCTGTTTTAGTCCAAGTCCAAGACGGCGAAGATTTGTATTTAGAGGAAAGAAGAAGCTTCCAAAAATCAATAACTTCCGGAGGAGATATCTTGATATGATTAAAATAGTTTGCCTGGACCGGAAACTGAATTGAGCAAATCCGGTTGATCATAAAAAAGTTCTTGGATTTATCTATCGTGGTAACAGAATTCCAATTGCTATTAAAAAATGATTTTATAACTTCAAATGGATTCATTATTCGAATAATTTAAAAGGATCAAACTCTTTGGGAGCATTTCCTGTCCCGCTCCAAGGGGAGGATTCAAGAAGATCCTTTTTGTTGATGACCGGCGATTTTGCCTCTTCTAATGAAGGTCCTATTTTAGAATCAACTGACTCTATTAAATCACCAGGAATTGTTTTCTCTGATAACCAAACCAAAGTTCCATTCTCAAAATAATATTGTTTGAATTTTTCTCTGTTTTCTTGGTTGTCTGTTTGTTTGAGTAATCTTAAAGAAACCCCTGCAATCCATTCAAGAAATTCTTCATTTTCCCAAAGTTGATCCATTGAAAGATCTTTCCATTCAGTTTCCAGATAAAGATCCCATATCTTATTGGCCTTTCCCTCTGCAATGTTTGAGTTTCTCCCACTTTTTAGAGTGTGAGGATAGACACCAGGGACATCATCTTTTTTATCACCCGTGAGAATTTTCTTAAAAACTAGTTCTTTAACATCAATTTCTATCACTTCGCAGGAAGAAAGTAGCTTTTTGAGCTTTCCGTCTCCTGAACCTGATATTGGATCAACATCAAAAATACTAGGAGTTGCTTTTTTCTCTGGAGACCAACCAACAGGAACAACTAATTTGTTGTTTTTCGAATTGTTATTCCAAACCCCAATCCAATTGTCTCCTGAGACCTTAACGATCTGGTGAAGATCCTTGTCTCCACTGATTGCAATGACATTATCCCCTTCTTCAATAATTCGATTTGCCCAAATCCAAAGAAGATCGTCGCCTTCTGCCCCATTCTGAGTTGAATAGATGTAACCCTTATCTTCTAGGTATTTTCCAAATTCGTCCATCACTCTAAAAAATGAACCCCAATCAACACCTTCGCTTTTAGTTCTGTTTTCTTTATAGACGCTTCTGGAAATTTCAAAATCTTTTCTCCATGACCTAGAGTCTTTACAAAAGATCACTCGATTTATATCTGGTATCTGATTTAAAGCGTAAGCGAGATCTGTGATAACTTTCCTCACAAACATATTTGTTTCCCCCTCGGTGGAAAGTACATCCCCTGGATCTTTCTTCCCAAATCCAGAGAAGATACCGAAAGTCTTATGGAAAATATAGTTTCCGTCTAAAATTATTGTCGTCATATTGTTTAAAAATTTTCGTTCGTTATCATCATGTCAAAATCCTCAAAGTTTTCAAAGTCTTTTCGATCTGCTTCTAATCTTCTCTCCAATGAATCCGCGTCTCTTCTTTCACTTAGTCTTTTTCTTCGGATTTCTTCTGGGGGATTAAGATAGATGATGAAGGAAGATTTTCTGTCTTCCTTTTTGATATTTGATATTCCACTTGGTGTCATAATAAAGAGATCCTTTGAATAAAAATCCTCGGTCAAAGTCCCATATTTCCATCCATTGAATTCTGCTATTTCGTAGAATTTATTCCTATTTTTTTCAAAGTATTCTGGTGTGGTAAAATGATAGTCTTTTCCTTCTGTCTCGTTTTCTCTAATAGGACGGGAGGTAAACGAAAGAGAATATGTGAATCCTCTAGATTCCATTATTTTCCTCAGGTGGTCCTTTCCAGATCCACCAGGACCAACTAATATTATTCTCTTGTTTCCTATCATTTATTTGCCATTTGTTGTAAGGTGAAGATTAAAGCCAATAGGCTCACTACTGGATCTATCACTTGGTTCCTTTCTGCTTGGTATTTTGCAACCGTGATAATTACCCCAGGAACCATAGAAGCTTTCTCTGGCTTTTTCTCTTGAATCCATCTAATAAAATCCGATCCTAGTGCAGCCATGACCTCGTCGGTTTTTCCTGAATATTGCCCAACTATTAATTGGTAATTCTTAATTGGAGAGGGTTCAGTGAATATCAGATTAAAGATTTCTTCGTAATCCCAGAAAACCTCGTTGATCTTTTCTTTAGAAAGTTTTTTAACCCCGTCTATGCTCCATCTCTGAATCGTGTTCAGAGCAGATCTCATATCTGGAAAATATTTTTTTGTGAATACCCCTAAGGTTTCTTCAGAATGCTCGATTGAAATAGCATTAAGAATCCGTCCAACCCTTTCCTTCCATTGTTCCTTGATCTCTAATTCTTCTTCCTTTGAAATCGGATCAAATTCATACGTCTCGAATCTGGATTTGATTGCGTCCGGTATTTTATTGATATAGTTACACGTTGCAACGAACCTAGTTCCTTTAGCATATTTTTCTATAGTTCCTCGGAGAGCTTTATAGAATTGTTCTGATGCACCATCAAACTCGTCCAGAACAACAACTTTCATGTTATTCTTCCCGTCCAATATCGAAACAGTTGAGCAAAAGTCACTGATTTTAGTTCTGATAGTTTCAACAGAGCTTTCGTCCGATACGTTAATAAAAAGACTTGGTCTTTCAGACATAAGAATTTTAGCCATGCTTGTTTTCCCTGATCCAGGGGATCCAGCTAAAAGAACATTTTGCTGCAGACCGTTGACGAAAGAAGATCTGATCCTTTCTGGAAGGATCATGTGCTTTAATTCTTTAGGTCTTAATTTTTCTGTTAATAGTTCTTGTATCATTTGCAAATTGGTTTTAAATCATCTGGTTCTTGTTTATCTTCTCTTATCTCAACAAATCGGGGTAAAAAAAGAGACCATTCACCATTTTTATCACTTATTACGACATTATATTGGATTGAACATACTTTACCCTTAAAGGAGTCAGGATCGGCGCTTAAATAAGCTAAATCGGCGTCAGTGAATCCAGATCCAACTTTGACCTTGACCATTCCGTTCAGGTCCTCGCAGATGAATCCTCCAATAAGTCCTTCTCTTTTACCCTCCCCTGGATACCATCCAGTTATTCTGAGATCACACTCATTCACCTCTTTCATCTTGATCCAGCTCTTGGATCTTTTACACTCGTAAATGTGATTTGGATCTTTCAGAATTACACCCTCGCCTCCTCTTTCAACGACTTTCTTATAGTAGTCATAGAAATCTTCTTTTGTCGATGTAGAGAATGATTCTGCTAAAACAAGATTTTCTGATATATTAGATTCAAAGACACCTGCAAGAGTTTCTCTTCTGATAGTAAAAGGAAGAATTCCCTTTCCATTTTTTAATGTGTCTCCGTCTTCTAAATCAAATACATTGAATAAAAGATCATCTCCAATGGATGGATCAGGATTTCCCTTTAACATTTGAGTTACCTTTCCAGAAACACTTTTTCTGTGGTGGTCTGTGAGTTCTCCATCAAAAAACCATTCACCACCAAGTCCTGCTGATTCGATAAGATCGCAAAGGCCTTTTTCTATTTTTTGAAGATATTCAGAGGGGATCTCATTAAATGCTCTAGTGTAAAATTTGATCTCGCCGTTTTTATAGTAGCCAATAACCTGTCTCTTATACACATCTCCGAGCCCACGAGACGTAGAGG